ATAATAATGTTTAATTAATTAATTTTATCCGTCGCAGCTTAAACAATCTGGATCCATTGCAGCTGCCGCAATATCACCTCTTAATACAGATTCGGTACGTGTATAGTATAACGTTTTAACACCACGCTTCCATGCTTCCATATGAACAGCATTCATCCATTTAGGAGTAGCTTCAGAAGGGAAAGCTAAATTTAGACTAACAGATTGATCTATATAGTCCTGTCTGATTCCCGCTTGTTTTACTAATTCTAATTGATTGATTTCTTTAAATGTTTTAAACACATTCTTTACTTGTTCGTGATTTTCCTCATACTCTTGGGTAAGTCTTCCGGTGTGATCGTAAAACCATCCATCGAGTTCTTTAATGTCTTGAATGGATCCACCATCTGACATAATCTTGTCCCAAGTTTCTTTATTGTCAATTCCAATTTTTCTTAATACTTTTTTAAGTTCTTTGTTTTTTCTAATAAATGTTCCTTTAGCGGACTGTTCTGTGAACACGTTAGCAGCCCAAGGTTCAATACCTGGTGAAACGTTACCAGATAATTTAGAGTTCGATACGGTTGGCGCTATAGCTCTTAAATGAGTGTTTCGCATACCAGTACCTACACACCATAAGGGTTCACCATAAACTTCAGCTAATTTCCTTGATGCACGCTCAGTTTCAATCTTTATCTTTGAAAATATTTCTCGGGTTTTGAACTGTGCCATTAATCCTTCGAAAGCTATCCCGTTCTTCTGTAGTAAGCTGTGCCATCCCAACACTCCTAATCCTAGTGCCCGTCCCTTGACAGCTGACCTTACAGAATTCTCGAACCCCCTCAGACCCTTCGATCTTTGAATGAACTCTTCCAGGACACCGTCCAGGAACCATATCGCATCGTATACCAAGTTTGTATCCTTCCATTCGTCGTATTTTTCAAGGTTTAAAGATGATAAGCAGCAAACAAAACTATGACTTTCGTCGGTATGTAATGTAATCTCACTACATATATTAGTCATATGAACTTTTAATCCATTCGCTTTGTAAGCCTCTGGATTAGCTTTGTTCGTGTTGCCTTTAAAAAGGATATATGGCTCGCCAGTGGCTTTGCGTTTTTGGATAAGTTTACTCCATTTTTTGCGTGCTTCTTGATCTCCTGTTTCAAGTTGTCGCATAAACTTATCGCCAATGACAGCACACTGATGTAAGTTAAGAGATTGCCTGTTGACGTCTCCTTTAGGTTCCCTAATTTCAATCCAATCGAGGAAGTCAGGGTGTTCAATATTGATGTTAACTGATGCAGCTCCTCTTCTAACGGCACCTTGGTTGGTAGCGAGTATAGTTGAGTCGTAGATTTTGCAAAAAGGGACAACTCCGTCTGAAGTTCCATTACCTGTTATTCTGGCTCCTGCGGGTCTTATCATATTAACGCCTACTCCTACACCGCCGCCATGTTTAGCTAAGAGCATCATTTCTAAATTCTTTGTTCCAATATCAGCTATAGAATCTGCTACGTCAATTCCAAAACAACTTATAGGTAAACCACGGTCTGTACCTGTATTAGATAAAACCGGAGAAGCTAAACATAGCCAACCTTTCCAGATATAATCAAAAAATACATCTTCTAACTCTGGTTTGTATAGTCGCTTTGAGACAGCTCTGCTAACTCTTCTGTAAGCATCTTTAGGTGTTTCTTCGTCAACGAGATAGCTACCTCCAATTGTTTTCTTGTAGACTTCGGTATCACCCCACTCTGGGTAGTCAACTCCTTTTTTCCATTCATTATTCCACATCTTATATTTGTATATTTTTACTTAAAAAAACTGGGCTACCATCTTTAGAAAAAACTTTATAAAAGTTATCTTCCTCTATAACCTCTATTGCTTTTCCTTTAAATTTGGTTGGGTATTTTTTTATTGCGTAATCTTTTATTCTATCCATTCGTTATTAAATAAATTATATATCCTACTATTACATTTACATTTACGGCAACTAAGTTCCATTGTTTAGCAACTACAACTTGTGGTGTACATAGTATGCCTCCAATTATATAACTTATAGCTCCAAGGTTTCCATAGTTCAATATATAAGGGCCTATCATTATGAAGGCTGTTCCCATATATCCTAGCCTACCTGACAATCTTTCGTTTACAGTTAGTCTCCTATCTTTAACTAACTTACCAAGCTTAAAGCTCTTCATTAATCCCACATATCTTCAAAATCTTCTCCTTCACCTGCTTTCGAATAATCAGTAGGACGAACAGCGAAAAAATCAGTATGAGTGACCCCACCGGTAAGGTGGTAGAACCAGTCGAGGTTGTCTGATCCTGCTTCGTCATATGCAAAGTACTGCCCGAGGTCGATGTAACCGAGTTCTGTAAGTTTTTCATTTAATCTTTTTCTAATAAATTGTTTTAAATCGTAAGCTTTAATACCCTCAATATCACCCATCTCAAACATCTTGTCAATATAATTTTCTTCAGCTAATAACATTGTTGTGGCTGCTACTATTATATCTTCTCTACAAGCGTCTAAAAGACTTTTATCTTCTTCACACATTTGTCTAAATAACTGACAACCCATTTTACTATGAAGAGATTCGTCTCTTACAGACCATTTCATCTGTTGGCCAATGCCTTTAAGCAAATTACGGAGCTGAAAACTATATAGCACAGCAAAAGCGGAATAGAGAGATACGCCTTCTGCAAATGCAGAAAAAATAGCGAGAGACCGGCCAATCCCGCGAGAGTCAGAGCCAGTGTAACTAACAAGGTTATCGAAGCGCTCCGACGTGGTTGGCTCGTGTAAAAATGCTTCATAATCTTCTAGTCCTAATGTTTCGTTTAAATAACTATAAGCAACTGCGTGTATGGTTTCTTGACTACCAAACATCATTGCCATTTGTTGTATCTCATGTTTTGGAAACCAGCCAACTACATTTTGTGTCCAGTAATCTGATACCGCACATTCTGTTTGAGCAAAACCTAGCAAGATATTACCTACTAAGTTTTTCTCTTCTTTAGTTAGCTTTTCATTCCAATCTTTAAGGTCACCTGACATAGGTATTTCGGTGTGTAACCAGAATGCTTGAGCTTGTTTAAGCCATCCCTCAGTATAGTACTCTGGATATTCGAACGGTTTGTATGCAATTCTTTCATCAAATAATCCCATTAATCTTCTTCTTTTTCAGTTTCTTTTAAATCGTTCTTCATTTTTTGTAAAGCATCATCGTAACCTGGTAGATCTTTTACTAAAGTCATTGTGCCTATAGCTAAATCTTTTAAGTTATTCATTTCAGATATTAACTTGTTAATTACCGAACCTAATGTTTCAATTTTACTTTCTAATTGTTTTCTTGTCGCTGTGCTCATTCTGTTTCTTTATATACGGTTAAACATAATTCAATGAACGGTATGTATAGCACATGTTCATTTACATCTTTTTGTTCATAAGTTCTAATTCCGATCAGTACTCCCGGATATAATCCTATCTCTAGTTGCCATGGTTTCATTTGCTTGCTCGTTTAAATAGTAGTTTAGCATCCTCATGTGGAATGCAATTCTTTCTTCATGATACTCATTCAACGTAAAATCCGTGTTTGTTTCCGATTGCGTTGATTTGTCTTGATCGTATTGGATCGTTTTCCCTAGTGTAATCTCTAACATTTTTTTCTAATTTACGTCTTTTATAATGCAAAGCTGCTATCTTTTTCTTTTTTCTTTGATCTTCTGTATCATCATATCCACGTCCTTCTGATTTTGCGGCTTGTAGCACGTCCTTCCATCCTTGTTTTTGTTCAGCCATAATTTGAATAATTTCCATCTTAACGGGAAAGATTCATTAGCCCTTCCCTTGCATTCTATTATATAGTCTTTGCCTGTGAAGTCAGGTGTATACTTAATTCCCAGTATTTTCTTTTGCCCTCGGTTAGTAAAATCACCTTTTCCGTTGGCTTGCTTTTCGTAAGCTTCATTCTCAAAACTAAATCCTTCGACCAACTGGAAAACTTCACCTTCATATTCTTCAAATAGTTTTTCTTTTTTAAGAGCTATATATGTATACTTTTCTAATCCTGATGCAAAATTAATACCGTCAAATGTTGTTTTTTTAGCTACAACCGGACCACGCTTTTTGCTTCTTCTTTTCATCATTACACTTTTGTATATGTCACATTAATATCACCGGGGTACATTGTTGTTGTTGTTGTACCTAGCGAATCAGGCGGCCCAGGGTCACTAACGCTACTGAATGTAGATTCATCTTCAAGATAGTCTTTAAGTATCTTGTCAGCTAACACATCAGTAGTTTCATGCTTAAGCTTCTCAATATAATTACAAGCATCTAACAATTCCTCTTGTATGTGATTAAGCCACTTGTGTAATGAAGGAGTATCATCGTGTAAAGTTACACCATATTTTTTATAACCTACATTGCTACGCTCATCAAGTTTTTTGATTACTTGTTGTACTATTTGGTCTTGAGTAGTTATTTTCATTAGTTGTTTTTTACAAATGTTCCATTAATCATTTTACCTTTTCTGTTGATTATAACGTCGTATGCGGACTCAATACAATCTTCTATATGTAAACCTTCTAAAGCTGCTAGGTTAGTTAAAACAACTGCCATATCGCCTATAGCATCTATTATCTCAGGTCTATCGTCTTTAAGTAAAGCTTGAGCTAATTCACCTGCTTCTTCTTGAAGTTTAATGTACTGTGTTTTTGAATCACCTTTATCGTATATACCGCGATCAGTAGCCCATTCTCTAATTAGTGGGAATATAAATTGTCCACCTGTTTTAGTCATTTCTTTACTTTTTTGGAAAGGTTCTGCTTGTGATAAAACTTTATTATATATATAGCAGGTGCCAGGACCAAACTGGCTACCATGAACATTAGATATAATCCACTCAATTTTAGCCTCATTATCCAAGACGTAGGTTCCGTACCCATTTGTTATTTCTATATTGTTTAAAAACTTTGCGTTGATTTCATTTTTGGAAATCTTAAATGTTGTTGTTGCTTCAGATGATGTGCATTTTGTCATTTTGTTTGATTTTTTAAATAAATCTTTATATAACTGTCTATCGACTTTATAACCAAGATCTTTTTGTAGTGTCTTCTCTGCTTCAGAAGCTTCTATAATGTCATTGGTCTCAAACAGTATTTCGTATTCACCTTCTTTATACCCCTGTGTTTCAACAACACGCTTCTGTATATTAGTAGTACACCCTACTTTAACACCTGGTATATGATAAATTTTATACTTACCTGTTGGAATTTTTATGTTCATTGTTTAATTTTTTAATTATCTCCTTACTGTGTGTGTTTAAGTATTTAGCCATATAATTTGTTTTTTTAAACCATGGTTCATACTCCGACGTTGAGTTCTGCTTTGATTGCGGGGTGTGGGTCATATCCAGATATGTTTATCATATTGTGAGTAGGTATTCTTAGTGATCCTTCGGTTCCTTTAACAATATCCAATCCCCAATCGACGCTAACAAAAGGAAGTTTCCGAAAATCACGGGATAATTGTTCTTTAGCTTGATCGACATGATTATTGTAAAGATGACAATCGCCGAGAGACGCAACAAGTTCCCCAGGTACATAACCAGTACCTTTTGCAAGCATAAGTAAAAGTAAACCATACATTGCAAAATCATAAGGCAAACCAAGAAAAACATCTGCGCTTCGTTGATTCCACATAAGATCCATTTTGCCATCATTTATATATATTTGAAAACCATAATGGCATGGAGGTAAAGCCATAGCATTAAGATCATGTGGATTCCAAGCGTTAACCATAAGTCTCCTCGACGACGGGGTTTGTTTAATCTCACGAATAAGCTTTTTAATTTGATCAATGCCATTAAAGTTACGCCACTGGACACCATAAACAGGACCAAGAGTCCCGTCTGTTCTACCGGATCTTGCATAATCCGCATCCCAGTAATTAAGACCATTATCATTAAGATACTTAATATCTGATCGGCCTTGAAGTATCCATAAAATTTCGGTGACTGCATGTTTAAAAAATATTTTTTTAGTTGTTAATAACGGGAATCCCTCTGACATAGAATGTCTAAGCATTCTACCAAAGACAGAGCGTGTTCCAACCCCTGTGCGGTCCTTTTTCTGTACTCCTCCATAGAGTACTCCTGATAATAATCCTCTATATTCATCTTGAATGTTTCTTTTCATAGTAGTATTTCATTGTATTAAAAATTTCTTGCCAAACATTGTCTTTAATGTAAACGCTAGGTGTCTTATATACTTTTTTATAGTTAGGCATAAAAGAAACAGCTATCCGCCATTCATCAGGATACATGCCTTTTGCTGTTGGTTCCGGAGCTATTATTATACCGTTCTCTATACAAAACTTCTGCCATTTTAATTGCTCGGAGTCTGCTACAAACCCTGTGTTTAAACCTATATAGCCTTTAGGCGGTTTCGATTTCCATGCCATTATTCCCAGGGAAGGTTATGATCAGTAGGATCTGACACAGGTATATAATCACCTGACGCATGATTCCATTTGAAATGAGCTTCAGCTTGATTCTCACCTAAGTTTTGAAACTTAACCTTTAGAACCTTAACTTTAACTGTGTTATTAGCATAATTCCTGTGAACTAGTAGGCCATGATAACTAGCATCATACCATTCACCTCCTCCTTTAATGTTGTACATAGTGGGCTCATCCATAGTGCCATCATCTTTCTTATACATCTTAGTAGGGTGCGCAACTATAACAACAAGTACATCATATTTTTTAGCAAACGTTTCGATACGCGCTAAATATTCCATTGTTGCATCTGTTATAGACATATCAGCCGCACCTTTCATTTTAACTTTATTAAAAGGGTCTATAACTAAACATTTAATACCTTTACGCTTAACTAATTCAGCACCTTTTTTAAGTACTGTATCAAGATCATATCGTTCAGACTCTATAAAATAAAAATTATCATTTACCACATTCCAACAATCTTTCCACTTTGAACTGCCTAAATCTTCTTGTTTAGGCATCCACCCACCAATTTTTCTTATTAGCTTATGAGCGTGTAAAAATGTTGGTTTGTTTTCGGGTGATGCAAAAGCTGTTTTCCAGCCATACTTCATTTGGTAACCCACAGCCATTCTATCAACAAAGTCAGACTTACCACTACTAGGTACTCCTGTGACAGTAATGAACTGCCCTGTGTAAGTACTAAATATGTCATCGAAGTTGTCAAGACCGACTTGATAGCCGGGTTTAAAACCTTCGTGAATAAATTCTTCAAGTTCATCATTTATATCATTTACAGTTACTACGTTCTCAAGAGGAACAGCTTTGGCATTATGTAT